CAAACCTCGATTAGTTAAACCAAAAAAAAAACGACTGGTACACCGCTAACCGTGAAAAGGTGATCCAAGCAGCGGCTACCCGCCCCAAAGCAGTGTTACGCGAATATCGTAATGCGTGGAAACGCAATAATTTGCTGCAAATCCGTGCGGATACTAAGGCTAGGCGGCGTAAACATAGACAAGCAACTCCACGTTGGCTCTCCCGCAAACAGAAAAGTGAAATACGGCAGTTGTATCAAATAGCCATAACTATGACGAAAACTACAGGAGAGCAGTACGTCGTAGACCACATCGTGCCGCTTCGATCTGAGTTTGTATGTGGGCTGCACGTGCCTTGGAACCTGCGAGTTATCACGCGGGAAGAGAATTTGAGAAAGTCAAACCAACTTGTTGACACCCCCCAAGTCACGGCGTATATAGAGTCATCGGGAAAAATCCGCTTGCCAGACAGCCCCGACTGACGACATGCAGACTGGCAGGCTTGACTCGCATGTGAGGTATTTTCAATGAGTCGTACTACATTTTCTGGCCCGGTTAAGTCTGACAACGGCTTTGAGGGCTCTATCGCTGGCGATTCTGCCGTCATCACCAACCTGCTTTGCACCACGCTCACGATTGGCAGCACCAAACTGACCACGGGTTCGGTGTCGGGCACGGTATCGGTTCAGGCAGGTCGCATCCCGGTTCTCATCGGCAGCACCACGCTTTACATCGGTCTGTACGCCAGTCTCGTCCCGTAAGATTTCGTGGGGGGCGTAAGCCCCCTTCATCCATTACAGGAGACTCAGGATGGGTATGCAAACAGATGTCCTTGCTAGTAAGGTCGCCACTTCTGCTGGCGACCTGCTGGATCAAAATAGCCTCGTTATCGGCCGTTCTCGCGTAAAGGCGATCTATATCGTGCCAGATAGCGGCGCAGGCACCGTGACGTTCTATGACGGTGGGGCAAGCGGCCCGGTTAAGATTGCAGTGAACACCAAGGCAAGTTCCACTGCGCCGGACTACGTACTGTTGCCCGGTGAGGGTCTGCTTTTCCAGACCAGCATCTACATCGTCCCGTCAGCCGTTATTTCGACGATGGTGATCTATGGCTAAGACCCCTGCTTGGCAACGGAAAGAGGGGAAAAACCCTGCTGGCGGACTCAACGCAAAAGGCAGGGCTTCTTACAACCGTGCCAATCCGGGTAAGCCGGGGCTGAAGCGTCCTCAACCGGAAGGTGGGCCTCGCAAGAAGTCATTCTGTGCCCGTATGACAGGCATGAAGAAGAAACTGACGAGCGCCAAGACGGCAAACGACCCGAATAGCCGGATCAACAAATCGTTGAGGGCTTGGAACTGCTAAGCCTTTTATTAATTTGCAAATTAGGAGCGAATTGAAATGAAAGAGTCAAAGGCGATGATGCGTAAAGAAGTGTCCTTTATGAAAAAGAAGGGCGCCCCGAAGTCCATGGTTCGGCACGAAGAGGCCGAAATGAAAGGCATGAAGAACATGCGGATGGGCGGTATGGCCTACTCCAAGGGCGGTTCTGCTTCCAGCCGCGCTGACGGTATTGCCAAGAAGGGCAAGACTAAGGGCAAGATCGTCAAAATGATGATGGGCGGGAAGTGCTAATGAACTTTATGTCAAAAGGTCCGCAAGGGCCGCGTCGGTCCTCCGCACAGGCTACGGCAGCACGAAAAGAACGTGAGGCACTTGAACAGGCCCGCCAAGAAGATATGGCTGAGAAGATGCGCGAAGCGTACGAAAAGACGCAGCGACGTAGCATGTCCGGCATGAAAAAGGGCGGCTCTGTGAAGTCCTCTGCCTCCAAGCGTGCTGACGGGATTGCTAAAAAGGGTAAGACTCGCGGGAAGTTTGTTTAAGACTCCATTATGGATCGCATTCCTAAATACACGGCGGGGATGTTTAAAAAGAAGATGCCGCGTTTTGGCGCATCTGCTATCAAGAAGCCCCGTTTGCCGTTACCGCCTAAGCCGCGAGTTAAGAAGTTTACGGAAGGTGGGCGACTTCAAGACGTAAAAGATATGAAGCGTGATCCAGAATGGGAGCGCGAAGTAAAGGAAATGCTCCGCGAGCGTAAGATTGAAGAACGCGGCAGATCTCCGTACAAGGGCAATGTAAAAGCGGCAGGGCCGTACATTATTCCAGAGCCTGAAAGTTTTGACGAAATGCCGTTTAAGAAAGCCTATGGGATTAGGCGTAAAGAACTGGGCGAAGGTGGTTCTTTCTTGTGGCGGGGCAAACCATATGTGGTTAAGTCTGCCGAAGAGAAGAAGGCTAAAGGGGGTACAATAAAGTCCTCCGCAAGTCGCGGTGATGGCATCGCTAAGAAAGGTAAAACCAGAGGGAAGTTTGTCTAATGCTACCGTCCCGAGGCATGGGTGATATCAATCCCAAAAAAGTCCCCCGAGCAAAACGCCGGGGGGACGAAAAACCCGTAATTGGGACTGGGAAACCGATAAAAACCTACGCCAAGGGAGGCGAGAGCCGCGTGAACGAGGCGGGAAATTATACGAAGCCCGGTATGCGTAAGCGGCTCTTTGAGTCAATCAAGGGCCGGGCCGTACAGGGTACTGCAGCAGGGCAGTGGAGCGCAAGAAAGGCTCAGTTGCTGGCGAAGCAGTACAAGGCCAAAGGCGGCGGGTATCGTGGATGAAGGCTCCTCAACAGTCTCTTAAAGCGTGGACGCAGCAGAAGTGGAGAACGAAGAGTGGTAAACGATCTTCTGACACGGGCGAAAGGTATCTACCAGAGGCTGCGATCAAGGCTCTCAGCCCTTCTGAGTATGCCCGTACCACCGCTGCCAAAAGGAAAGGCAAGGCCCAAGGCAAGCAGTTTGTCTCGCAGCCCAAGGGTGTTAAAGAAAAAGTAAGGCCGTACAGACGTAGGGGTATGTGACATGGCTAAAAATTTTCCTGATTTGACCGGTGATGGTCGCGTAACTCGCGCTGATGTCCTTAAAGGGCGAGGCGTGTTGAAGAAAGGCGGCTGGATTAAAGAAGCCATTAAAAAGCCCGGTGCGCTACGTAGCAGCCTTGGCGTCAAGGCGGGGCAAAAGATTCCCGCTGCTAAACTTGCTAAAGCCGCAAAGGCTCCGGGCAAGATGGGTCAACGTGCCCGTCTCGCGCAAACGCTGCGTGGCCTGAAGAAGTAACATGAACAACGTATCTACCCAACAAGGCTTACAGCCGAAACCCTCTCCGGCCGTCTCTGCGCCCCAGATAGGCAACAGAATGGGTGGCGGACTAGGCGGTTTTGGCAGCATGGGTGGTTTTGGCGGTGCCTATGGTGCGCCGTTTAATGTCAGCGGCTTTGGCGGCTTCGGTGGTATGGGTGGCTTTAACCCCATGATGGGCGGTTATGGCGGCTTTGGCGGTATGGGCGGCTTTAACCCCATGATGGGCGGCTTAGGCGGCTTCGGTGGTATGGGCGGCTTTAACCCCATGATGGGCGGTTATGGCGGCTTCGGCGGTATGGGCGGCTTTAACCCCATGATGGGCGGTTATGGCGGCTTCGGCGGTATGGGCGGCTTTAACCCCATGATGGGCGGCTTAGGCGGTTTCGGCGGCTTTAACCCAATGATGGGTGGCTTCGGTGGTATGGGCGGCGGTATTGCTGCACTGCTCGGCCAGTTGCGCGCTGTTCAAGGGGGAAATAGAGACCCCAACGCCCCACCTCCGGGCATGAAATTGAACCCGGACTTTAATGTCGGGCGTTCTATGCTTACAGATGTTCGCCTCGACGACAGGACTAGGCAGATGTTTATTCCTGATGAGGGAGCGAACCAGCCGTCGTCGGACCCATTTAAGTATGCGTGGGCGGGGGGAAGTCCGGGCTGGGCGGGGGAAAGTCCGGGCTGGGTGGGTAATCAGCCGCTTCTCCAGCCTGATGTGCAACCTCGCCCTAAGTGGGTGGACCCTAATGCTGGCAAGGTAAAGAATCCGTACTACTATAACCGGTTTGCTAATGGTGCGTATGGCACTGCAGATGTCCAATTTGGCGACAATGAATACATAAATCCAGAAGAATTGAAAAATTATGAAAGCCGTTTAGAAAGGAATAAAAACACAACCGCTAGATATGAAGAATTAAAAAACACCCCAATAACCGACGCCCAAAGAAATTCGGCTATGTACACTCTTGCAGCCAATAAAGGGTATAACAGAGTAGGGGAAGGTGCTACTGATCCGAATACAGTAATGAACTTTTTAAAAGAGAAGAATATAGATTATAGTGATGACGCACTTAAATCTTATCGCTCACCTTCTGATTTCGGCCTTAATTTTGAATAGTAAACGAGCATAATATTCATGGTCGATAAAACTACAGCAACGACAGACTTCAACCTCGACCTCAATACTATTATTGAAGAGGCTTTTGAGCGTTGTGGGGCTGAATTGCGTACGGGTTATGATTTCCGTACGTCGAAGCGTAGTCTTGCCCTGCTTCTGATGGACTGGGCTAATCGTGGCGTGAACTTGTGGACGCTGGAGCAGGGCACCCACACTTTGACCTACAACGTCGGTACTTATGATTTGCCGGTGGATACGGTAGACCTGCTTGACCATGTAATCCGTACTGGGTCTGGTACCAATCAGCAGGACATCAATATCTCGCGTATTTCATCCAGCACCTACGTATCAATACCGAACAAGAATGCGACAGGCCGACCGATTCAGATTTGGATTAATCGCCGCACGGGCGCGACGGGTGCGGATAACGTAATTGTTTACCCTCAGTTTACGGTCTGGCCGAAGCCCGATAACAGCACTACTTGGATTCTTTACTACACCCGTCTGCGTCGTATGTTTGACCCCGGTACAGGCGTTAATGGTCAGGATATCCCGTTCCGCTTCCTGCCCTGCATGGTTGCTGGGCTGGCCTATATGCTGTCGCTAAAGATTCCGGGTGCAGAGGGTCGTACTCAGGTCTTGAAGGCTCAGTATGACGAGGCTTGGGATTTGGCTTCTGGCGAGGATCGTGAGAAAGCCGCAGTACGCTTTGTCCCACGTGAGAGTTTCTTGGGTGGCTACTAATGCCAAACAGGTTTGCCAGTGGCAAAAACGCTATCGCCATGTGCGACCGCTGCGGGTTTCAGTACAAACTGAAGCAGTTAAAGTCGCTCGTGATCAAGACCAAGAACGTAAATATCTTGGTATGTTCGGAGTGTTGGGAGCCGGATCAGCCTCAATTATCGCTTGGTTTGTACCCCGTGGACGACCCGCAGGCGTTGCGGAATCCACGACCGGATACGAGTTATTTTGCGGTAGGTAATGACGGCGCAAATGGCAGTCGTCAGATACAATGGGGCTGGGCTCCCGTAGGAGGGGCTAGAGCAGACGATGCCGGGTTAACCCCAAATGATTTAGCCCCGGCAGGTGAAGTCGGGACGGTAACGGTCGTTACGACCTAGGAGATTGAGATGGCTATGAGTAAACTTGAAAAACACGCGGCTCTCCCGGCGAGCAAGGCTCACGGTCCGGGTCGGGTCAAGAACATGCGTGCTGGTGGCAAGACCAACAGCGACATGAAGAAGTACGGTCGGAATATGGCGAAGGTGATGAACCAGCGCAGCCCGATGCGTAAGTCTTCTGGCCCGAGGTAAGCATCATGAAAGAACTGAACCCCGGCAAGATTAGGCCGAACACGGATTCGACGGGTCGTAATGGCTATCCTGAGAAGGATGTCAACAAGGGCGTTACCCACATGAAAATGAAGGGTGCTGGCGCTGCGACCAAGGGCACGAAGTTCGTGTCTCAGATCAATCTTGAGAACAACAGCAAGTACCGGTCTGGCTGGTCTCCGTGAACTACAGTCAACTCTCAACGTTGATTCAGGATTACTGCGAAAGCACGGAAACGTCTTTTGTAGCGAATATCCCTACGTTTGTGCAGTTGGCTGAAGAGCGGATTTATAACTCAGTCCAGATCCCGGCGATTCGTAAGAACGTCACCGGTACGATGACGGCGCAATTTCAGTATTTCTCCCTGCCGTCTGATTGGCTCTCGACGTTCTCGCTTGCGGTGATTGACCCGACTACGGGTGAGTACGAGTACCTACTAAACAAGGATGTGAACTACATCCGCGCTGCGTATCCACCACCCAACTCGTATGGGAAGCCTAAGTACTACGCTATCTGGAATAACTCCAGCATGATTCTTGGGCCGACCCCAGACGTTGCGTACACGGCCGAACTGCATTACTACTATTACCCGGTTTCTATTGTTACTAATTCAACATCGTGGCTTGGGGACAACTTTGAGACCGTGTTGCTCTACGGATCGCTCCGCGAGGCGTACACTTATCTCAAGGGCGAAGCCGATATGATGCAGTACTACGAGCAGAAGTATCAGGAAGCCCTTGCTCAATTGAAGCGTCTGGGCGATGGTCTGGATCGTCAGGATGCGTACCGTTCAGGACAAGCGAGGATTCCGGTCACATGAGTTTTGAAGGTGGATTAGAACTTGGTACGGTAAAGGTGTTTACCACGGACAGTCGTGGATTTACGCCAGACGAGATGGCAGATCGTGCTGTTGATCGCCTTCTTCGCATTAATAACCGTTCAGAACTTAAACGTGTTCTGGCGCAGTACTTCAAGGAAGCACAGGAATCCGAGCGGATGAACCTGCGGCGCATATTGATTGAAAACGGTTTTATGAATGCTATAGAGCATTTAGGAGATTGAGATGGCTATTACTCAGGCAATGGCAACGTCGTTTAAGGTTGAGATTCTTGACGGAATCCACAACTTTGGGACCGGCGTAATCCGGGCTTCGACGGCTGCGGATGTCTTCAAGATCGCTTTGTACACCTCGTCTGCTACGTTGAGTGCGTCTACTACGGCATATACGACTACGGACGAAGTTTCTTCGTCTGGTACGAACTACACTGCTGGCGGTAAGACGTTGACGATCTCGCAAGTACCGACTTCAAGCAGCACGACGGCGTATTTGGATTTTGACGACATTACGTGGGACTCGGCCACAATTACGGCAAATGGCGCGTTGATCTACAACAGCAGTCAAAGTAACAAGGCGGTGGCGGTGCTGGCGTTCGGCGGGGATAAAACCTCGACGGCGGGCAACTTCACTATCCAGTTCCCGGCTGCTGCAGCATCAACCGCAATCCTCCGTATCGCCTAATTTAATTAGGCAGGGGCCGTGGCAGGCGTCATAGTCGCCTTCGACGGTTGGAACGCTTCCGGCGTAGGCTGGGGCGAACAAGGTTGGGGCGAAGGTGTTGGCAATCTTACTGCAACGGGTGCGGTAGGATCTGTTGTTGTCACGGGCTCCGTAAATATCCCCGTTACAGGCGTTGAAGCCACAGGCCAGATTGGGTCGGTCACGGTTGTTGGCGTAGCCAATGTCCTTCTTACGGGCGTTGAGGCTTCGGGTGCCGTTGGCACAGTTGTTGTCGTTACCGACCAAGTTATCTCCGTCACGGGTGTTGAAGCCACCGGGCAGTTAGGGGATGTCGTCGTTGCGGCCTCGGCAGTTGCGGTTGTTACCGGGGTTGAGGCTTCGGGTGCCGTTGGCACCGTATTCGTTAAAACGGATCAAGTCCTTGCCGTTACCGGCGTTGAGGGGACGGGAGCGGTCGGCACCGTTACGGTACAGGCAGCGGCTATTGTTCCTGTTACCGGGCTTTCTGCTACGGGCGAAGTCGGGGATGTCCTAGTTGCAGCGGCAGCGGTTGCTGCTGTTACCGGAGTGGCTGCGACCGGGGCGGTTGGGACAGTTTTTGTTGTCACCGATCAGAACCTCTCGGTCATCGGAGTCTCGGGTACAGGGGAAGTTGGAACGGTCGATGTACGGCTTGAAATCAAGGTTTTTGTCACGGGTGTTTCGGCTAACGGAGCCGTTGGTACAGTCACTACATCGTCAGGCTCAAATGTTGTAGTCTCTGGGGTAGCCGGAACCGGCGCGGTTGGGGTAGTCAACATCTGGGGACAGATTAATACCAATCAGAACGCGAATTGGACAGGAATTAACAACGCGCAAAGCGCGACTTGGACGGATATTAGTACGACGCAAAACCCAAATTGGACGCAGATTGCGGCGTGAGGTAACTAAAGATGAGTAGTACATACAGCACTAACCTTGCTCTTGAACTGATCGGAACGGGCGACCAAGCCGGTACGTGGGGTAATACCACGAACACCAACCTTGGAACCTTGATCGAACAGGCGATTTCAGGTTACGTCACTCAAGCCGTTTCCACGGGAACGGATACCACGATCACCATCCCGAACGGCGCGACCGGTGTCGCCCGTAACATGTACATTGAACTGACGGGTACGGGTGGGGCCAGCACGAACCTTATTGTTCCTGCCAACAAGAAACTCTACTTCATCTTCAATAACACTTCGTCCGGCCAAGTTACCGTCAAGGTTTCGGGTCAAACCGGCGTGTCGGTGCCGAATAAGGCCAAGATCATTCTGGTCAGCAACGGCACGGATGTAGTTGACGCGACGAACTATATTGGGAACATCAGCGCGGCCAGCGCAAATATCACAGTTCTAACTTCTGCTTCGGCCACGATCACCAACCTGATTGCCACTTCCGCCAGCATCACCACTCTCACTAACAATCCTACTTTCTCCGGCGGCACCGCCAACGGCGTGTTGTTTTTGAACGGCAGCAAGGTGGCGACTTCGGGGAGTGCGCTGACGTTTGATGGGACGACGTTTGGGGCTGGCACCACCACATTTAAGGTGGATACTTCCAGTAATCGCGTTCTTGTTAATTTAGCGGCCGCCATTCAAGGCGATTCTCTTGAAGTTGCGGCAAAAAGTAACGGTGGCGCTATTTCATTGTTTGGCCGCGCATCAGATAACGGTTCTCAAATATCTTTCCGTGCAAATGGGGCAGCAACACAGAAAGCCGCCATTTATGGAAGTGATGTTGGGTTAGATTTTCAAACTGGAACAACAATTCGCGCCACCATTGACACCTCCGGCAACCTCGGCTTGGGCGTCACGCCGAGTGCGTGGAGTGGTTTTGGAAAAACGATGGAGTTCAATAACGCTGGTTGCTATGTTGGCAACAGCGGCGCAACTTCCATGCAGGTAGGGGCCAACAACTATTTCACCGGCTCCAACTACATATACTCCACATCGAATGTGGCAACCCGGTACGCACAATCGTCGGGACAGCACTTGTGGTTCACCGCCCCCTCCGGCACCGCCAACACGACAACAATCACAAACGGCGTTTCGTACACCATTATTACGTCGGGAAATCAGACGGCGTTCGGTGCGGCTAATAACAACGTCGGGACGGTGTTCACCGCGACATCAAGCGGAACGCTGTCGAGCGGAACGGTATCTCAGAACATCTCGTTCACGCAGGCGATGACGCTGGATGCGAGTGGCAACCTCGGCATCGGGACTAGTTCGCCGTCTGGAAAACTTGACGTAAAGCAAACAACTGACACAAGCCTTGGCGGTATTTATGTTCGGGCAACGGACAACAACGCGGCAGTAATTTCACGACTTACTACCGGAAATCTTGTTGTACGTAATGGCGGTATTGATTCGCTATTTCTCGACTCCTCCGGCAACCTCGGCTTGGGCGTCTCGCCGAGTTTGTGGAGAAGCACCGAAAAAGCAATTCAAATTGGCTCGTGGATGGGGTTGTTTACGGACTCTGGACTTACAACAGAGGTTTCATACAACAATTACATAAATTCATCGAACCAGCGCATTTATCAAAACACCGGATATGCGCTTCGCTACCAGCAATACAACGGTATTCATTCTTGGCATACAGCGCCATCTGGCACCGCAGGAAATCAAATCACCGGAGCAAACGCTTTCGATCAGATGATGACGCTGAATGCGAGTGGGAATTTGGGGTTGGGGACGACAAGTCCTTCCACAAAACTTGTTGTTTCTAATGCTGGTGCTCAAGGATTTGAGTTCAATCCTAATGCTTCAGGGTTGGCGCAACTTGAGATCTATAACCGATCAACTGCGGCTTACTACAGTTTTCGTATAAACGCAGACGACATTCGTTTCCATACCGGGGCGTCTGTTACCGAACGCGCCCGCATCACGAGCGGGGGGTATTTCAAGGCGAGTGACAGCGGCGCATATCTTGGATCAACTGGCGCATATCACGAACTTAGACAAACTGCGAATGATTATTCATTAAGGCTTTCATCTGCAAATGCTTCATTGACAGAAGAAGTTTTGCAGGTATATGCCGAGAGAAACACGACTAATAATACTTTCTATGCTATTCGTTATTACAACAACGGAGCGGCAGCCTATAAATTCCAAGTAGCCGACTCTGGCAACGTCACGAATACAAACGGCTCATACGGCACCATCTCTGATGCCAAGATGAAAACCGACATTGTGGACGCAGGCTCACAATGGGATGACTTGAAGGCTGTGCGGTTCCGCAAGTTCAAGATGAAGGATGACCCGCAGCAAATCACGCAGTTGGGTGTTGTGGCGCAGGAACTTGAGCAGACCTCGCCGGGGTTGGTGGACGAACACGCCGACCGTGACGCAGAGGGCAACGACCTTGGCACCACTACCAAATCGGTTAAATCGTCCATCTTGCTGATGAAAGCCGCCGTCGCCCTGCAAGAAGCAATGGCCCGTATTGAGAAACTGGAAGCCGAAATGGCTTTGCTGAAAGGAGCATAATTAAATGTCTACGGTAATTACATGGAACATCTCGGTTCTTAACTGCATCCCGCAAACCGCAGAGGGCGCGGATTACGTCGTCACGGCGCACTGGCAGTGCAACGGCGTAGACGGCCAATACAACGGCAGCGTCTACTCGACCTGTTCGTTTCCCGTCGTGCAGGGTGCGTTTACCCCGTATGCCGACCTCACGCAGGATCAAGTGCTGGGCTGGATCTGGGCGAATGGCGTGGATAAGGACGCGACCGAGGCTGCGGTGGAGCAGCAGATTGAGAACCAAATCAACCCGCCCATCGTGTCGCCGCCGCTGCCGTGGGTGACGCCATGATTAAACTAGAACTGTCCATTGAAGAAGTGAACGCAATCCTGCAAGTGCTAGGCGACTTGCCGAGCAAGACGGGGGCGTGGCCGCTCATCGTCAAGATCAAGGAGCAGGCCGAGCCGCAGGTGCCTGTGCCGGATGAAGTGAAGCAATGACCACCGTGCAAGAACTGGAAGTGACCGTAACCAGCCACATTGATGTCTGTTCGGTGCGGTACGAAGCGATCCATGCGCGTTTAAAGCGTCTGGAGAGACTCGTGATCTCAGTCGGAGGCACGGTCATTCTGGTGCTGGTCGGTGCGTTGGGTTCTATGGCAATGATGCTGGTGGAGGCGTTGCAAAAGTGACTGAGACGACCGACATCGAAATGTTCAAGGCGCAGGTGCGAGCCGAGTTGAATCGGCTTGAGGCGCAGTCTTCGGCAAAAGAAGTCGCAGGCAAAGCCATTGGCAAAGATGGCCTCAAGTACATCACGGTCATCGTGGTCATTGGTGTCGTTTCCAGTCTTGCTTTGGAAGGCGAGAAGATTGCGGCGGTAATGGGCCTATTGGGTGCGTCACTGACCGCGCTGATCTCCATGCTCAACAACATTGCCGGGGCTAACGAGAAGGAAGACAAGCCCGAGTTTGGCGTAATCAAAGAACTGATTAACAAACTGGATCGACTTGACCGCAAGGAAATGCCGATGCGTGTCGATGTCGAGGGCGACCATGTGACTGTCACGAAGGGCGATGATGTGGTGAGGGCAAGCAAATGATGACCATGATTAGTACCTTTCTGTCGTTCCTTGCAGGTGGACTACCCAAGATTCTGCAAATCTTCCAAGACCGGCAAGACAAGAAGCATGAACTGGCTCTTGTCGCAGCCCAGAAAGAGCGTGAGTTGGCCCTTGCAGAGCGTGGGTTTATCGCGCAGGCACGGGTTGAGGAAATCAAACTGGAGCAAATCCAGACGCAGACGGCTGGCGAGGAGAGGCAGGCTTTGTACCAGCACGACATCGAAATTGGCAAGGGTGCGAGTCAGTGGATGATTAACCTGCGAGCCAGCGTCCGTCCTGTTGTGACCTACATTTTCGTGCTGGAGTTGGTCGCGCTGAACATTGCCGGGGTGTGGTACGCATGGCATCAAGGGGTGCCGTTTGCGGCTGCGATGGCCGAAGTGTTTTCGGATGACGAAATGCTGATCCTAAGCAGCATTATTGCGTTTTGGTTTGGTACGCAGGCTTTTGGCAAGAAGTGAAGGTTAGCCCTGCCGCGATTCGCATGATTAAACACCATGAGGGCGTCAGAACACGCCCTTACAGGTGTCCTGCTTTATTGTGGACGGTTGCGGTGGGCCATGTCATAGACCCCAACCACGCCAAGGTGCCGTTTGAGGAGCGACGAAATTTACCGATACCCGACGGCTGGGATCGCACCCTCACGATGGGAGAGGTGGACGCTATCCTTGCTCAAGACCTTGGCCGGTTTGAGCGCGGCGTGGCCCGACTTTGCCCTGCTGCTCTTGGTCATCAAGGCCGGTTTGACGCACTGGTAAGTTTTGCCTTCAACGTCGGGCTAGGCAGCCTGCAACGCTCTAGCCTACGCATGAAAACCAACCGTGGCGAGTTTGAGGAAGCGGCTGACGAATTCCTAAAGTGGACAAAGGCCGGTGGGCGTGTGCTTCCCGGCCTTGTCAAACGACGTCGAGACGAACGTGCGCTGTATATGGCTGAGGGGCTAGGAGTCGAACCTAGATAACGGGTGTTTGACGTTACGCCCGCGCCACGTTGGCGTTGTGCAATGACAATTAGGGCATAACAAGCGCAAATTCTCGCGTCGGTTGTCTTTTGGATTCCCGCTAATGTGATCCAACTCTAACGACAATTTTTTGCCGCGCCATTCGCCAAGCCCACACTCGCTGCAAGCAAATCCATTTTGTTCTTTTGCTATGTGTCGCCGAAACAATCGTTTTTGATATGGCGATAGCCTTTTGCCGTGGAAAGCCGTTATCAATTCGTCTAACGAATAACCCGCAAAACGCTTCTGTTTTGTTATTTTTCCTGTTTTTACGGCGGTATGCCACGTTGCTTTGCTAAACCCATATTTTGCAATGGCGCCATACATAGACATCCCAGCGGCAATGTCTTTTTGAATTGCCAACCAATCGTATGCAGGCCGTTTTTGTTTTTCTAATCCTAATTTTCTAGCGTGGTAACTAATAGTTGCGCTAGAACACTTAATTTTGCCGCGAATAACGCGATGCGGGATGCTTTGCAATAATAAAGCGCGGATTTGCTCGCCAATGCTGTTTTGCATTTAGATCACCTACCTCGGTTCGAACGAGGACTACCGGGGTCAAAACCCGGGGTTCTGCCGGTTAAACTATAGGTGAGTATACTAAAAGTCCTGCCTTTAGACGACCCCTCACCAAATCTCTACGCCAGAACGCTTGGCAGCCCATTCGGGCGGCGGTACGTGCCTCCAGTCATACGTACTGTAACGGGTTAAAAACCGTTCTAATGCGTTTATAAGTCGTTTCACGGCATGGCCTCCACGCTATAGGACGTTGACGGTGACTTCCAATCCCTTGGAACGTCTCCGTTAATCCAAGACGGGTCTACCCACAACAACCTGTTGTTGGGGTACGCAATCCATTGCCCGCCGTCTAAGGCGATAATGTGATGATCCTTGCTTTGGTCTGGTACTTCCGACCAACCGCCGTTGGCCCAGAACACGGTGAACAGGTACACGCCCGGGCGCTTGACGCCATCGCGTCCAATAGCCTGCACCCGGTGGTTACGCAGGAACTGCACCTCGCGCACCTCACAGAACCGACTGAATGAGTCCCACCAGCACGCAACCTGAAGGCTTATGGCAAGGCATGGCTTAGAACATAAGGCATGGATAGGGATACGCGCCCACTGCGCCCCCTGTGCCGTCATAATCTGAAACATCGGCACCCGCATCGGCTCTGCGCGAAAACCAAACACGGTACATTCTGTAAACTCGCCGTGACCGCTTTGCTGGTCGTACAAGAACTCGTTACGGACGTAGGCCGTGACATACGGCGTGTCTACCCAAAAACTCATGGTTCTTGCACCCACCGACTGTCCTTTGCACGCAATTCATGCACCTCGGCCTCTAGTTCCGCAATGCGCTTGAGGTAGTGATATATACGTTCGCGCATTTCTCGAATCTCTCTCTTGTATTCGGTCGAAGTGTGAGTCATACGATCCCATTCTTGTTCCCATTCGTCCATCATACGACGCCCTCCGCTCGTAGTTGTGCGATGGTTCTAACCATTCCCTCAAGGTGCGCTAAACGCACATAGTCGCGGTCAAGGTCAGTATGCGCCCTGCGGTCGATTGCGTCGTGGCACGCGCTACACGCCCACGCTCCCAGTAGATCGTCAGCCTTTAACCCCATGCCGCTAATACCGGGCATCCGTATATGCGCCAGCACCACGGTTTCGCTGTTGTGGTTGCACACCCCCGGCAGGCGTACCGTGCAGCCTCGGCCCTTGGCTTGTTTGCGTAGGTTCACGCGAATAACTCGGCCTGTCCGCGCAGCACATAACGGGCGTACTTCTTGCCGTTGCGGGTTTCGGTAACCGTTTCAATGTCCAACCCCGCCTTTCGCAATTCAATGATGCGAGCGGCGAGCCTAAAGCATCCGTATCGGTCTAGGGCTTCAAGGGGGGTAATGGGCGCACCTGTCAGCAAGTGCGCTCTAATCGCGTCAGTTTGCGTCATAGATAGGCTCCGGTATGATAGGCTCCGGTATGACGATGCCCATTTGGGCGCACCGTGTTTCAAGAAACAATAGATAGTCACTAAATTCTTGTTTGGTCAATTTGCTGGAACGCTTGAGGGGCCGCATACGCTTACGCCCAAACCCTTCCAGCGTCTCCCAGCCAAAACATTCCCCAAGGAAATACTCGTGCAAGTCGTCCCGCGTCCAACCATGCAATGCCTCACCGCCGCCCTCAAGGACTGCGGGGTAAGCCACACCCCATAAAAACGAGTTCTGCTGGTTGGTGCGCGGCTTCTTCCATTCCAGCACCTCAATGCACCACGCCCGGTCGGACGATAGCCCCTGCACCATACGTGCAGCAGCCACGGCCAACTGTTCTGGCGTCGTACCCTTGGGGAATATGCGTTTCAACGGCTGGCCTCTAGCCATTCCTTGCCAAACTCAACGTCTACGTAGTCGCGGAACCACGGCCCACCTCGTGTGAAGTGAACGGCTTGCGGGTTCGGGCAGTCGTGACGGAAATACCATCCTTCTAGGTAGTTCCACGCGACCGGCAGCGACCCAATGACGTCATCGGTAAGCCATTGAAAGCGGTGCAGGTACATACCCGATTCACGATTGACCACCTCGGGCGTCAATGCCTTGACTTGTGGGTGTCCGCAGTTGATAAACATGAACGATGACCAGTTCTTACGTGGGTACAAATGCTGCGCCTTGTTGTCCATTTTGACGGCCTCGGTAGGCCGGTAATCGTGCTGTACCACAAAGCACGCTTTTGCCCCGTCCATGTAGTCGGTGATCGCGGCAATGTCCCCCCGAAAAAGAAAATCGCAATCGCAAAACAAGACCCAGCCGTCATACCCGGCGAGGTATGGGGTCAAAAAGCGCGTAAACGAAAACTCCGTAGACGACAGCGGATCATGCTCACGCCAGTAAAGTCCTTGCTCCCGAAGTTCTGACTGTTTGATGGGCTGTATATCCACCAAAATGCTGGCGTGCTTCAAGATGCTTTTGCGGCATACCTGATACGCGATGTCCTCGCGGCTGTCCCAGCCCACAAACACGCGCAGGTCAGAACGGGATGGCGTCGTCATGCCAATTGTCCTCGGTCATTTCCGTCTTGGCGGGCTGGCGAGTCACCTTGCCCTCGCTTTTGGCTTGAAATGACAGGCTCATGTATTTATCGCCCGTCTTTTTGCTGGCCTTGATCCAGCCCGACACGTTGTAATCGACGTTGTTGATGACGCACGTACCACGGTAGTCGGGCCTGCTGGCGTTTTCGCCCTTGTCGTTGCGAAACAGCACGCCCTTCATGTTCGGATCGTAATTCATACCTTCAACTCCTTCAGTTTTGCCAGTTTGTCGTCTAACTCTGCGAGGAACTTACGCACCTCGCCTTCCAACTCTGCAATGCGCTTGTCGTCACGCGGCACCCGCACGATGAGCATTTGCAGATGCTCGGGCAAGCGTGGGTCATAAGACACAAAGTCGCACCATGCCGCTCCGGTACACGCCATCTGCCACTGCATTTGGGTGACGTACTTTTCTGGGGGTTTACCGGCTAACAAATACTCAAGGTGGGTGGCCGTGTTGGGAGCCTTAAACTCCACCAAACCATTACCCATGCGGCCGTCTGGAGACGCGCCAGAGTCGTGCAAGATGGCGTGCGGGATAAACCCCACTTCCTCCACCAACTCGCCTGTACGGGCGCTGTAGGCGGCCCTAGCGTTAGGTTCCTGCTCAGTACCCCAGTCCATCGCAGCGTTGCTGAACGAGGACGCTTTCTGCCCCGTTAACCGTTCTACGATAAGGTCGGCCATGTAATTGTCGCGGGATGCGCTGTACCCGTTTTTCGTCTTGGCTACAACGTCAGCCACGCGGCTAGCGGTGACCTTACCCAACCGGGCTGCAAACCATTCGTCGGTGCGCTGTTCCATCACGCCAGTTCCTTCTTGCGGTTCGTAAAAGCGTCCATGTGCAACTGGCGGGCATCCACCGGCAGCGACTTGAACAACGCCGTGAGAGCCTCTGCGGAGTCGCAAGCGGCAATTTGGTCAAGCACCTTGGGGTCGGGCTTAATTCCACGCGCCTGTGCGGCCTCGGCGTCGTCGTCGGTCTGATACACCCCAACGATGGCCGCCAACGCATATCGGCGTGCGTAGGTAATGCCCGAGCCTTGCGCTTGCGGGCTGGCATCCTTGGTCAGTACCGGCATTTCGCCGCTGATCCATTCGCCACTGCTATGCAGCAGGGTCGTGACCAACATCAGCCCGTCAGTCGTGTAGCGGCTGGTTTGCGTAACCGCCAAGCCGTTGTCGGTGAGCGGCTTGCGGCAGGCTTGCCAGACTGACTCAAGGTCAGCGTATTTCGATTTAAAAAACGGGTTGGCCGCGTCCTTCACTGCCCCACTGATTTGGCTTTGCGCCTTTGCCAGCGCGGCGGCCAATGCGCCAATAGTTTCACTCTGCATGATCGTTCCTCAATTGGTTGATTGCGTTGTTGCAGGCTTCAATGCGTTCTTGTTCCTCGCGTTCCTGCATCTCAAGGTCGAGTTGCTGCCACCAGTCGGCCCCGTCGTCACCCCACGGCAGTTCATCGAACATTGGACACCTCCGCGTCACACGAGTGACCGTCGCAAGGCTCAACGATGCAAGCGATGCCGTAAAGGATGATGAGCAGGACGACTACCGGCCAGAGTGATTGCTGCTTATTCATACATCGCCTCCTCGGCAGCGGCGCATTGTTTGGCGAAGTCAAGTTTGCAACGGCGCAAAATTTCTTCGTATTCGGCTGGCGAAAAATAGCCGATGTCGGCGCGGACGCGGTACGGGTCGTAGTCGTTGCGATCAACGGCGCGTGTCGCCTCACAGCCCTCGGGATAGCAGCCAAGCAGCCATACGTCAGTGACGTCAATGTTTGCGTCAAGGCTGTATTCAATCTCGGCTTGCCAATAAACGCCAATTGCGTAGATTTTGGTTTCAAAGGTAGGCATTTCTATTGCTCCGTTGTGTTTGTCAACGAGGCATAGGATAGTTGCCTTGACAGGCCATGTCAACCCCCCTATCCTCCCCTCCCATGAAACCGCAACAACTCATCAAGCAATACGGCTCCCAATATGCTGTTGCCAAGGCTTTTGGGGTTACCCGAGCCGCGGTACAGCAATGGGTCAAGGCTGGCAAAGTTCCAGAGGCTCGGCGTTGGCAATATGAAGCGGGCAAGGTGGCCCGTCCCGGGTGATTTACGGAAGCGTATGCAGCGGCGTAGAGGCTGCCACGGTGGCTTGGCATCCCCTTGGGTGGAAAGCCGCGTGGTACAGCGAGATTGAGCCTTTTCCGTCTGCCGTACTCAAACACCATTACCCCACCGTCCCTAACTATGGGGACATGACCCAATACGAGGCATGGCCTGATGAACCAATCAACCTTCTTGTGGGAGGAACCCCTTGCCAATCCTTTAGCGTCGCAGGACTGCGAAAAGGACTGGCAGACCCGCGTGGCAACCTCATGCTTACCTACGGCGCAATTGCTAAACGCTATCGCCCCAAGTGGTTGGTATGGGAGAACGTCCCCGGCGTCTTGTCGTCTAACGGAGGACGGGACTTTGGAACCTTCCTCGGAATGTTGGCAGAACTCGGGTATGGGTTCGCCTACCGGGTTCTTGACGCTCAATACTTCGGAGTGGCCCAGCGACGCCGCCGTGTGTTCGTTGTCGGATACCTTGGAGACTGGCACCGTGCCGCAGCGGTTCTATTTGAGCGCCACAGCCTGCAAGGGCATCCTGCGTCGAGCCGAGAAACGCGGCAAGACGCTGCCAAGTGCCTTACAGCAAGCTTTGGAATGCGTCTTGACCCAACGTCAGAAACCTTCCCCATAGCGCCTACGTTGCAAGCCCATGACGGGGCAAAGTGGGGCAGCAACCAATGGGTTGATGAGGGCAAAGCCATTGTGGAGCGCGTTGCAGAGACTTTAATGGCAACGGATCACAAAGGCCCGGGTCATAACCGTGACCACAACTTTGTAACGCAGCCGTACATCGGTGGCGTGGATTACGAAAACAACGCGCATACGATGGACGAGTCAACAGGGCCGTTGCTTAAAGGGTCGCCAACCGGCGGAGGCAGACCACTCCCAGCCATTGCAACCGCCACGCAAGTCCGCCGCCTCACGCCCGTGGAGTGCGAGCGGCTGCAAGGCTTCCTAGACGGTTACACCAACATTCCTTGGCGCAACAAACCAGAGTCACCTGACGGCCCACGTTACAAGGCAATAGGCAACAGCATGGCTGTGCCAGTGATGCGTTGGATCGGTGAGCGTATCGCTGCCGTAGAAGCGTTATGAGCCGTACCGCCTACCACCGTGCTTATTATTGGTCGCGTATAAGCGAGCGCCGTGCGTCTGCAAGGGCTTCACGGCGTAAGGCAAGGGAGAGGGCAGCGGTCATCAAGATTGTCTGTGATGCCGTCACGGAAGCTAGAAACGAAAAGCCCCCGGTTGGCGGGGGCTTGACGCGGCAGGGGGGCTGCCTTACGCTTAACTTGCGATTTGAGCGTGATGGAAGTTTGAAGGACTGTTCTAGTTCTGTCAACCACCCCACCACGCCTAATTACTCGGGCATCTTGGTCGGGGAAACTACGCGCAAGATGACCCTAAACCCACACCGGGGCAGCCAGCCTGTGGGTGCGCGGCGTCAGTCGGGAAGCGCAAATGGCAACGGGGTAACCCGTGAAAAGTAGCCGACAGCGGATGGCTCCGTCAGTCATCACTCCGCACGATCCCATTGAGGCGTTCCTACGTCTCAACCGTGCGGAATCACCATCAGTCATCGGGTCGGTATGACCTTAAAGGTGAGACATGGGAGATGAAATTCTTTATCGGAAACAGGAAACCAGTCCTAAAGACATCAACCACGAGCGTAGCGAGTTTTACGACAGACAGGCTATGGCTGGGTGGGAACAATCGTTTAAGGAAGGGTCACTGCAACGGTTACGGTACTTGGATGCGGTGTTGTGCCGAGTGACCGACCCCGATGAGGTGGAGAGGCTGAAAGGTCGTGTGGGTGAACTTATCCGCGAAACTGACCCTGCTGCTATTCTCGGTGACCCGCACCTTGTAACGATGGTGCGTTGGTTGTTCAGTGAAAAAGGATTGGTGCGACTGCGTGAAAGGGCTAAACAAACGCACAAGGGTGTGGTGGCAGATATGGCTGATTCGCTGCATCAACGAGGCACGGGATGAGATACCGAGCGAGGCGGGACGCGAACGACGGTTTAATCAGTCAGGCGTTGACAGCCGCCGGGTTCGTCGTCCTCGACTACGCCTCAAACGGCGGCGTACCGGATCGTCTCGTCGTACGGAATCTGCCCGACAAAACCCCGTGGATATGCTGGGTAGAAATCAAGGTACAAAAAGGAAAATTACGCCCGAGCCAAGAAAAGTTCCAAGCGATATTTGAACCACGCGGGGAGTTTTACGTTGCGCGTGACCCCGAAGCCACGGTGCGTGAGTTGATGGAGCGGTATCTAGCCGCGATCAAACCCGAGCAG